GGAAAACAAATTATAACTCATTTACATGAATTTTTTGATAAAACAAAAAAAAATAAAACTATAAAGAATAAGAAAAACAAAAATTATAAATTAAATACAACACGTAGAAATTATTAAATTAAGGTAATAAATTTTTTACTATTTCCTTAAATTTTTCAAGATATTCATTTAATGCAGTGGTAGTTAGAATAAAAACGCCAGCACTGAATGCTATTTTTCTGTCTAAATCAGTAAATTCATATTTTTTTCTCAATGGATTAAAACGCCACATTAAAAATAAACAGATATATATTCTAACATAATAATCTAAACTATCTAGATACTTTGGAGCCGCTTCAGAAATACCTAATGCTGACAAAAATATTAATCCATATGAAATATAAATAAATAAATCAAAAAAATGATTTTGTGCTTCATGTAATTTTGATTTTGAAATCATTATATATTTAAAATATATAATAAACTAATTTATATAATAAAATATATTTTTTCTAAACATTTTTTTCATATATGTCCAATGTTCTAGCGCTTGGATCAGAAGCATTTGTATATTTCGGCATCCAAAAATAAGGTAAAATATTAGAACAATTTGGAAATGCTTTATCAAAAATTTCTTTATAATATTTTTTTTCTGTTTCAATAGAAGGTAAATATAAAGTGGTTTGTTCATTCATATTCATGTTAAATGCTATATGTTCTTGTAAAATTTGATATAATGAACGACCATGTGAACTAACTCCGTCACTAAATGCTTCTTTTTTTCTCCACAGAATTTCTTCAGGTAAAATTTGTCTATCATTATGGTCTTTAAAATTTTCAGATGAAAAACTGTGTCTTAAAATAAATTTTTCTATAATGCTACAGTTAAAATATTCTTCAACATTTTTATGATTTCTAAAATATACTGGAACTGAAAGTATAAAATTTACAAAATTTCTATCTAAAAATGGTGTTCTAGGTTCAAGACCATGAGATGAAATTGATTTATCTGAACGCAAAACGTCAAACATGTGAATATCTTTTAATAATCTTCTAGTTTCTTTATCAAACTCAATATCATCAGGACATTTATTCATATAAAGATATCCACCTAATAATTCATCAGACCCATCTCCATTGAAAATAACTTTTGCTTCTGAATGTGAAGAAATATATTTTCCCAATAAATAATTTCCGATGCTGGCTCTAACAGTTGTAGTATCATAACTCTCAACTGCTTGGATAACTTCAGGAATAGCTTCAAACATTTCTTTTTCAGTAACTATAATTTCGGTATGATCAGTTCCCAAATATTCGGAAACAATTTTAGCGTATTTTAAATCTTCTGAACCTTTAAGACCAATACTATAAGTTTCTAGTTTGTTGGGCAAATCGTGAGATTTATAATGATTATTAACTAGTGCCGCAATTAAACTACTATCTAGACCACCAGATAATAAGCAGGCGATTGGTCTTTCAGTTGTTAAACAGCGTTTATTAACCGCGGCATATAAATAAGCTGAAATTCTATTTAATAAGTTATCAATAAATATGTTTTCAGTTTCATTATTAATTAACCAACTATGTGAAAAACTAGGAATAAAATATGGTTCATTTTCTTTTTCGATTTTCCAAAAAGATTGAACTTTATGTGATAAATTTAAAATACTATAGGTTCCAGGTTGAAATTGTTCAATTGAGTAATTATGATTATTGTTATAAAAACTTTCAAGACACTTAAGATCTGATGCGAAACCATACAAATTATACAAATTGTTATGATCAATGTTATTTTTTAAATAATATAGAGGTCTTACTCCAAAAGGGTCTCTTGCAACATAAACCTTATTATTTAAATCCTCTTTAATCCTATTATCATATAAAATAAATGAAAAAACACCATCAAGCATATTTAATGTTTGTTGTATTCCATATTTAATATAAAGATGAATAATAACTTCACAATCGGAACCGGTTTTAGCTTCTATATTCATTTGCTTAAATAATTGTTTATAATTGTATATTTCACCATTACAAATTAAAACAACATCATTAATAACTAATGGTTGATTTGAAATTTCATTTAAACCGTTAATAGCTAATCTATGAAAACCTAAAACCATTTTCATAAATCTAGATTCTAATTTAGAAAATTCCGGACCACGATTTTTTCCTTTCATAAATTCATTTTTAATTATATTTATGTTAATATCTGTTGAATTTAGAAGAGCGAATATACCACACATTGTATTTATTATATTATTGATAATCCTTTATATAATTTTATAATTGTTTTAAATTTTTAAAATAATATATATTTATAAATTATATAAAATGAATAGTCCATATAGTCAAAGTGCTGAATGTGTTTCAAATATACACCAACAAACAAATAAAAGAATATATGATAGAAATATTCCTTCCCAAATTCTTCAACCATATTTAGACGTAAGACCAGTAATGACAAAATATTCTTATTTTCCTATTGTTGACCCTAGAAAAGAAATTAAAACACCAATGGAACAGTTACCAACATATAATGTTAATAAAGTCTTTAATCCTGGTAATACTACATCTCCATGGTCAGGTTTCGCTTCAAATATAAATTTAGAATCTGAATTACGTAACCAAGTTTATGCTCTTCAAAAATGTAGTCAAGCAGTTTATGTACCTAAGTCTAATAGTGACTTATATGATTATAAATTTAAGACTGTAACACAGCCAAATCCACATCAATTATTATTTCAAACGGAAAGTTTTTCACAATTCAACCCAAATCCTGATGCGAAAACAGTTGGTTCAGGAATATTTTTAAATAGTACACGAGTTCAAGTTAGAGATATGACAAAACAAACGTGTTAAAAAAAATTATTTAATGAAAATATAAAAAATTACATCTAAATAAAGTAGTTTTTTATATTTTAGTTTATTTTCTTAAAGTTTTGCGTTTTCTTAAATTTTTTCTTTTTCTTAAAGTTTTTCTTCTTTTTGTAGTATTTTTTTTATTTTTACCGCCTTTTCGAAGTGGTACTAAATATCCTTGATATCCGAGACAATTATAAACTACAGGCTCACGACATTGAGGACAAGTACGATTTTGCATTTTATCAAAACATTGTCTATGTAAATAATGACCATTTTTACATGTTACACAATTAGGAATACCACCATTTATTTCGTCATCAGCATCTACATCATCCAAACATATAGAACATGTTTGACTCGGTGGTTTTATTTTACTATATTCAATATTAGACATTATATATTATAAATATACTTTTTTGTAAATAATAAAAATAAATAAATTTAGAATATTAAGAAAATAAATACGTAATAATTATATTTCATTTAAATAAAATAAAATATATATGTCTCAAGCCTACCTAAACCAATTAACTATTGATTGTCTTTTAAATAAAGATTATAAGGATTATATCAATAAACGCATTAAAAGCAAACAAATGAAAAATGAAAATAAAGAAGATCTTAAATTTTATAAAAAACGTATATATAATTTATTTAAGGAAATTATAACTGGAAATAGTCCAGACGATTTATTGCCGGATGTAAAGTACGCATACAGTAATTTTTTAAACGCATCAATCAGTTATTTTAAAACAGTTGATAATAATGATATTATACAATCTGAGTACAAAGATATGGAATTTCCGCCTGAAATAGGCTGTAATGATAATGATATTTCTGGAAATGTTGTACAGGCTGATAAATTATTAATGCGTTCAATTAAAATGGATGTCCCAACTTTAGATAAATATGTTACAAGAACTAGGACAAAAAAGAAGGAAGAAATAATATTACCAAAACAAAAGAATATTAATTTAAATGACCCTGAATTAAAAAATAAGGGTTTAAAAAAGAATAATATCACTAATATTTATGAGGACAAAAACAAAAAAAATGAAAACGAAGAAAAATAACACAAGGAAAGGGAAAAGGGGGGGATTTAAAAAAGAAACAAATATAAAAAAATACAATAAGACAAATAAAAAGAACCGTCTTGAAAAGGTTAATTGTAGTCCGAAACCAAAAGGAGAGATTAACGATTTTTCGTGTTATACAAATAAGTCACTTTATAAATTAAGAGATTTATGGAACGCAAGGCATCCCGATGTTAAAATTACATCAAATTCTCCAAAAGAAATTCATCGTTTTATAACTGAAAAACTTAGTGGTGTGTGTAATAAAGAATCTTGTTGGTTAAAACAAAAAGCAGAATTTGGTCCTATACAAAGTGATATGGCTGATTCATTTGCTCCAGAATCTCCCGCTGAATGGAAGAAAAATCCGAATGAATGGTTATCAAGTATTGATATTATGAATGTAATGAAACAATATGAAAAGGCTTATAAATGTTTTGATTTTATAGGACCAACACCTATTGATTTTGATACAAGAAAATTATATGGTGAATGTGTATGGGATGAACTTTGTAATTTTAGTCTTGAAGACCAGATTAGAGATGGAAAAACAAAAATAGGAATTATTTTTAATACAGATCCTCATAATAGACCAGGACAACATTGGATTTCCATGTTTATTAATATAAAGAAAAAGACAATTTTTTTCTTTGATAGTACAGGAGACAAACCTATGCCTCAAATAATGGCATTGGTTGAACGTATTAAAGAACAAGGATTAAATTTAAAGAAAAAAATAAATTTTAAATTCGATAGTAATGAAGGTATTGAACATCAATATGGAAATACAGAATGTGGAATTTATTCTCTCTATTTTATTGTTCATATGCTTGAAGATAAAATGACAGAACATTACTTAAAAACACATATATTAAAAGATGAATATATGAATAAATTTAGACATGTTTATTTTAATGATTCACTATAACACGTAAAAAATATATAAAAATAACGTTTTATATTTATATATTTAATGAATATCAATAACTTTTTACAAAAAGAAAATCTAAATACACTCTGGGATGTTATAAGTGATGAAGACATTTTTAAGTTTCTTTCTAGAGACATTCAAAGCAAAGTAGCTGAATTATTTACAAATAATGTTAAAGGTTTTTTTGAAATAGAAAAAACAAAAACAAATAATCTAGTTGATATAAATAAAAAATATATAATGCTTATTTTAAATCATATAAAAAAAACTTATACGCAACAAATGCCTAACAAAATAAGAATACTGGAAGAAACTCCTGTAAAAGAATTTATTACAGCCGAAGAACTACATAATGAACGTAAATCGCAGTTTGATAAAGATTTAAGTAGACGACAAGAAGAGTTTGAAAATATGATTTCTGTAAAGGCACCACCAGTTCCAAATTTTTTAGATAAATATGAAGATAAACCAATTGAGGAGATGGATAAAATTATAAAAGAAATGACAGCAAAAAGAAATTATGATGTTGAACAAATTACTAAAAATTCTGTTGTAGATGATAATTGGTTAAAACCACAAGAAACCTCTGTTAAGTCTGAAAAAATAACAAAAGATATTCAACCTATAAATGAAAGTAGATTTAAATATTTAAATATAGATAACCAACAACAATCTCCTATAAAAAAAACTGTTACATGGGGAAATAATACAGAAAATTCTGATTTAGAATTTGAAGAAAATATATTTAGAAAACTTAAAAAGGTACA